TTAGATAATTCTGATTCTGCGTCAAGACCGTGAACTGCTTTAAGGTCTTGAGCAAGTTCCACAGTATATTCTGCTTTTAGTGCCCTTGACTTAGCGGTTACAGTTGTCTTCTCGATTGAGAATGCCATTTGGTTCAAAGTAACTGTGTCACCGAACAATTCTGCATTGTCTCTAGTTACACCAGTACCAGTTGTGTATGAACCGTCAACTGGATTAGACCCAGCGTGCGTACCTGTACCAGCAAAGTCAGTATCCGCTTCGTTGAACAGAGCTTCTGTTCCTGTCTGCGAAGTATAATGTGACTTCATGGCAAAGATAAGACCTGTAGGGCCAGTCATAGGTTGAACACCACAGACATCATACGCCATCAAATTAGGAAGAGCTCGTCTTACTAATGAGATAAGTATAGGGTCATAAGTGTCAACAGCAGATGACATGTTGTTTGCGTGAACTGCTTCAGAGATTATTGATTTCTCTTCTTGCAATGCCTTCTCTTGGTTCTCAAGAATGACAGCAGTTACCGCTTTACGGTATGTGTCCTTGATTTCCCCAAGGTCAGGGTGATCCAATACTGGACTCCACTTTTTTTGGATTTCTTCTGAAAGATACATTGTAGTCTCCTATTTTCTTTCTGGTTATTACCTATTGGTATTATTTATAATAAACTTATTTTTTAAGTTGTCTGGAAATCGCCTGAGCGTACTTATTAACAGTTCCACCGTCCGACTCAAGGAAACTTTCTTCAACTGTGTCTGTCATTTTATTGTCTGACTCTTCAGTTAAAGTTTCCTGTGTGGGGAAGTAGTTCTCTTTAACGACTGATACTTTTTCAGCGAACATTTCAGCACTACCAAAGTCAACATCTTCAACTAGAGAAGTAAGTTTCTCTTGTTGTGTAAGTGTTAAATCTCCAGCAGCTTCACCGATGATTTTGGAACGCATTAGTTGTTCCCTTTCACCAGCAGCGCTGATTTGTGCTTCTACTGACTCATTGAGTTTCTTTTTAAGAGTCTCAATTTCGTCTTGCATTTCGCCAAGTACATCGTACTTGTCTTGAGGTACTTCGATGTAATGTTCAGCGAATACTGTTTTCAGAGACTTAATAAAGTCTTCTGTGATTTCAGTCCTTAGACCACGCTCAATAGCAAGCTCGTTTTCCTTCATCCAGTTTTCAGCAACATAGTTGAGATATTGGTCAATCTTACCAACCATCTCTTCTTTGAAAGTTTCCCTTTCGATATTAGACTGTTCTTCTAGTTCTTTCTGAATGGATTCCATTTCATTAGCGAGTCTTGCGGTGACTACTGTTTCAAATAGTTCAGCAGCCTTTACTTTAAACTCTTCTGAGAGGTGTTCCTCATCAGCGAAAAGGTTTTTGATGTCGTTTTCAAACAGAGTTTCTTCTTGTTCTTCTTCTGACACTTCTGTGTCCTCCTCTTCTGATTCAGTTTCTTCAGACTCAGCGACAACTTCTTCTTCGTTTTCGATTTCGTCTTCAGCAATTACCTCTTCATCCTCAATCTCTTCCTCTTCTTTTTGGGTACGAATACCTTCGGAAGATTTTTGAGCAACTACGGAAGCGGTGTCTTCACCACCTTCATAGTTTGGTGCCTGACCAGCGCCTGAATTAGCAGGTCTTGGTGCATCACCTATTTTAGCAGCAGAAGCGGTTCCAATAGCAGATGTTAATCCACCGTGTTTGTCTCCAGTTCCACTAAGATCTTGTATTTCTGGATTAGGGTTTGAGTCCCCTTGAGTTGGATTGCTTTTGTCTCCACCAGTTGCATTTGGTTTGAGATTTTCAGCAGTTCCTGCCTCATCCAGTTCTTGAACTTCCTCATTAAGAGCGGATTCAACTTCCTTTCCCTTAGCGAGTAGTTCTCTTATTTTGCTTTCTACGCCCATGTTAATTTCTCCTTTGAGATTTGCGTTACTGTATTTATTTATAAATCTTTAGATTTTTGACAACTTATTCATGAATGAACTGAACACCGCCATCTTCTCTTCCTCCAGTTCACGAGAACTAGCCCTCTTTATCCGTCTAACAGCAGCGTCTATTTCTTGTTCCATCCATGACCCTTCAACCATCACCCACTCTTTATGTTCCATGATGCCCCTGACAAATGCATCTGGAGCGGATGGGTCTGCTACTATATCAGCAGCGGTTGATAGTACAAAGTCATCTTGTACCTCGTTGATGCCATTCTTTTCTTTTAAAGTTCCTAGTCCCCTAGAACTCACACCAAGGGAGGCACCTTCGTCAATAAGGTTCTTTACGATGTTTCCCATAGGTGTATCAAGAATCTTTGCTTTTCCAATATAATTGGAACCGTCTTCCCTCAAAGAAGTTATCATATGTGATACACGGTCTAAATTGATAGTAGGGCCATCTGGGTGTCCTAATTCACCCATTGCCCTTTTTTTGTCGATGCTTTCTTTGACATAACGGTTAACTTCCCTTTGCATAATTTCGCGTGGGTATACTCTACCGTTCCTGTTTTTAAGGTCAGATTGTAGGAAAACTCCCTCAATAAAAAGATTTGTCTTACCGTTACTTTCTTCTTTGAGATACTTGATATCTTCAGTTGTTTCTGTTATGAGTTTCATTATCCTAAGTCTCCATCTGCACCTTGGTGTTGTTGTGAACCATATCCACTAACTTTAGCAGTCTCTACTATTACCGTTCCGCCTGCACCACCAGCGATAACCACTTCTATATCTTGGTCATTCTGGTGATTGTCATTGAATCCGTAAAAATCTAGTGACCCACTCTCTGTTAATTCATAGAGAACATCACTATTTCTTTGCACCTTTGCACTAGCACTAGCAGATAAAGTCCAATGAAGGGCTTTTATATCTGCCTTGGGAGAACTTTGAGTTTCCGTACTTTTCTTTAGTGTGGTTGCAAGTGCAATAGTACCTGTCGCAGCTGTTCCGCGTACGGCACATACTCCTTGAACTTGAGTAAGTTTTAAAACATCGACTACGACTGCCATTTAGTTTCTCCTAGTATTTCTTTTTCTTGGAATGGTTACCATGCATACCTTCCTCTAGTACATCTAGAGAGTAAGTCTCACACATTTCCACTCCGTGTTCAAACATAACCCTATACCAAGCAATGCTACCTTCTCTATTTGGTTCAGCATGCTCCCCTACTATGGGTTTCCCTTCACCGAATTTGGGGTGGACTACCTTTAATGCACACATATGTGTTAATTTAGGGTCTTCCGAACTTCCCTGTTTTGGGGGTGCGACATCACCTTCTATACCGTCTTCGGCAGGATGGTTAGCAGTAGCTTTTTCCTTCTTAGGTTTTTCTACTGGTTGCGCTTCTTCGCGTAACTCCTTAAATGTCTTCATCTGTGTCCCCTGTTTCGGTTTCTGTTTGTTCTTCTACTTCTGGTGCAGCCTCAAGTCCCATCTTCTGTAACTCTGGGTCATTGAATATTGCGTTTGCAATTTCTTCCTTCCTCGCGGAAACTAATTCATCCGCCCTTGTACCCATTGCCTTTGCAAACTCATCGTTTGCTGCCGTATAGTCACCTTCTGCCCACTTATCCATCATGTTTCTGACGGCATCCTGTGGTGTTACTTCATCGGTAACTTCTAATTCTTTATTATCTACTTCACTCATCTGTTTCTCCATTAGTTATCTCAGTATCTTCTTGACCAGCTGCAATCTGCTTGTCTATTAATCCTATTTCTTCATCGGAGAATCTTAAAATGTTCTTCTGAACATATTCTTTACTGAACAATTGTCCTATAAATGGAACTACACCGTTCAATATCTCCAACCTACTTCTAAGAACCTCTTGGTCTTTAGACTCAGTATAGTATGCATCACTAGCAAACAAATACTGTAAGTCATTCTTAATATCTGGCCACTCTTCTTCTTTAATGACCCCCTTCAGTATCAGTTGAGTTTTTAGTAGGTCATCAAATATCCCACTAAATCTATTTCTCAACTTTGAAACGAACTTTGTAAATTTAAGTTCATCTCTAGTAATCTCGGCAGACCTTCCAAAATTTAATCCTGTCTGCTGTTCTAATCTGGAAATCGGAACATTGAGAGATTGGTATAGTTTCTTTTGGAAGTAAACTACATCTTCAATCTCACCTAAGTTCTGACCGCCAGGCAATGTTTGAATTTCTGTTCCTCTGCCACCTTCTTTTCGTGGTAACCAGAAGTCCTCAAGCATTGACATAAACTTCTTGTCATCTCTTATCTCACCAGTATCACCATCATAAACAAGTTTGTTTCTGTAGCGACTCATTACATCTTTTAGATATTGTTCTGCTTTTCCTGTGGGCAGATTCCCAACATCTATGTAAAAAATTCTTCTTTCGGGAGCCCGTGTGATACGATAAATCACCACCGCGTTCTCCATCATTCTCAATTGGTTAGCAGGGCGTATCGCTTTGTGAAGATAGGATAATGGTATGTTCCTAT